GCCGAGGAGGGCGTTCGCCATCGCCAGGACCGCGAGATTCGCCGACTTATCGAAGTCGTCTTTGTTCTCATATAGCTTGGCGATACGCTCGGCCTTGACCAGCCATTCACGGCCATCGGCGAAATATTCCTCTGGAGTCTTTGGCCCCTCATGGAGGACAGGTTCCGGTGGTCTGTCTTTAGAGGTCATGGCCCCATTATTCCTTTCAGAGACAACGATGGTTGGATTTTCAAGTTCTCAAACCAGCGCCGCATCCGCTTGGCATTCTTGTCCGGCGCCCAGGTCAGGAAAGTCCCATCGGCACTGTCATAACCGGCGACATCCGCGGCCCGTAACCGCCGGAGGGAATTGACCCGGCCCATATGCGCCCACAATCCTCGATGCTTGGCCTCGGCAATCAGCCGATACGCAGCCTCGGAGAGCTTCCAATCGGTGGAGCCGCCAGTGAAGACGGCATCGATCTCTTGCCAGGGGACCGTCTCCGGCGTGGCTCCGTCTTGTAAGACCAACGCGGCCCGGTATCCCATCGCTCTGATGGTCGGCACGACCGGCATCGACCGCTCCAGGGTAGCTTCCCAATCGGCCACTACGTCCGGCGCCGTGGCGAATAAACAGTCCCCAGACCGTGGAGTCCATCGGTCGAGCATCTGGAGGTAACGATCCAGGATGAAAGGGCGACTCCCGAATATCCCGGTATCTGCCGCCCAGGACACGCCGTCCGGCAGTTGGTCGAATGGCCGCATCCGATAATTGGGTTGACACAATAGACCCACGCCCATATCAGCCAACGCCCCGGTCCATCTACCTGAGAGATAGATCACGCCGCACCACCCTGGAACCGATGAGGACTGCCGCGCCCAGGAAAGCCATCTCGGTCTTGCCAACGAATTGACCCGTGAAGAAGTCCAACGACCCGAAGGCCAGCACCAGGAATAACGCCGAATCTATGGCGCCGCCGATGGTGCCGGACACCGCGATTCCCAACGGTCTGCTATATCTCCGAAGCGGTTCATAGATAGCAAAGTCCCCCATCTCCGACACCGCAAAAGCAACGCCACTCGCCAGGGCCAAGGCCGGGGAGATTGCGGCAGATAATCCCGCCCCGACCACGATCCCAACCATGACCCAACGGCGCCCGTATGTCTCATGGATGGCATCTCGGAGAACGAGAGCCGCGCCGATCATCAGGACACCGGACGGCGCATAGAGACCGAGGCCGACCGGGATGACGCATGGCCCCTTGGGGATGCAATCTCCCACATGGGAGATCATCCAGTTCGCCAGCCATATGGTGGCGATATAGGCGACCCATATCATCGGTTTATACCGCATACTCACCATACTCCCACCCCCGGACCCGGCGCCGAATAGCACATCGCCAGGGCGTCGGCATCGTCTGGGCTCCCGCTGGAGCGTTTCTTAAAATCGTCCTTTGACTCCAGCTTGATGCGCCGGTCTCCCTGGACGGTATACCGCCGCGCCGAAAGCTGGGCGATGACTGCCGGGTTGTCGTCGATGTCTATCATACCATCCCGGAAGGCTTGCCCCAACTCCAGCCAAGCCTCGGCGATTGCGTTCACGTAGCGGTCTGACCTCTTGGCCTTCTCCCCGCCATTGAAGGCCGTAATCCGGACCCGACCGCCGGCCACATTCTCCTCGTTCAGCCTGTCGGTCACGCCGCCGCCGACTCCGGTGTCGTCCACGATTATCGCGGTCACGTCCGGGTCGTCCTCGGCCATCATCTTGAGGTGTCCGGCGACCTCCTGGGTGTCCCGGCCTTGGGACTTCCAGACCAGCCGGCAGACGTTGCCCTGCCGGCGGTAGACGACCGTCTTGTCGGCGCCGAACCTGGCCACATCGCAAGAGAGGAGCGCCGGACCGTCTGGTTCAAGCTGACGCTCGACCGCTTCCAACAAGAGCGACCTCGGCACGATGGCATCTTCTAGGTTATCAGGAAACCGGCCCAAGACCGAGGCGATATACAGGGCCGATTCCTCTCCCCACTCCCGGCGCCGTTCCTCGATCTGCTCGGTGGTCACCATGCCGGGGATGATCTCGCGGCCTTGCTGGATGTTGGGCGTGTCGGCAGCGGCGATCTCAATCGTATGGTAAAGGTCGGACCCGCCGTGGAAGGCGTCATAGAACTCTCCGGAACTCGCAAAGGCATTACCAGTCAGGAGCATCCGGGCCGGGTTCAATCTCTTGACCGCGTCGATGTGGGATTGCTCGATATTGTGGGCCTCGGTCAGGATGACCAGGAGGTTAGGCGAATGGAAGCCCTGGATGTTGTACTCGTTATCGGTAGCGAATCCGACGGCATAGTGGCGGTCGTCCAACTCCCACCGGGCCGTCCGGTACATCTGACCTCCCAACGCCATCCTCGCCGTGAGGTATGCACTCCGGGCTTCCTTCCAGACGATGTCGGAGACCTGGCGGTGGGTCGGGCCGAGGACGACACAGATGGCCGGATACCTGGTCGCCATCCACCAGAGCATCAACCGCGCAGATTGCCAGTCCTTGCCGGTGCCATTGGCGCCGACGACTGCGACCCGGTTGTGGTCCCTGACCGCCCTCGCCATCTCTAATTGCTTGTCGTAAACCGTGGGGCAGCCGAGGACCGATTCCCAGAAATAATCAGGATCAGTTCTGGAGTGGTCAACCAGGAACCGCTTCTCAGCCTGGGTCAACGTCATCGCAGTCTATCCCCTCAATCTCTACCACCTGACCGCCCATCGCTTCCCGGAGGAGGTCCGCGAAGGTGACGCCGCCCACCATGACGTTCTGCTGGTTGAATTGCATCAACGGCTTATCAGGCACAAGACCGCCGATGGTGTCGAGGCGCCGGAGGATGTCCAGCACTATCCCAGTTGCCCTCGCCGCCTGGGTGTCGTCGGACCCGGTGGCCTGGCTCCACCACCGGAGGAGGAGCCGTTCATACCTTGATTTCTGGAGGGTGTATTCTTGCTCGACCGCCTCGGTGTCACCCTTCCGGATCTCGGCCAGCCGGCGTTTGACATCGTTGTTTATCTGGGTCTTAGACACGCCGAGTTGTTCGGCGATGGCCTGCTCGGACGCCCCGGCCTGCTTCAATTGCAAGACCTGGGAGCGTCTTAATTCGGCGCCGATCTTGGTTCCGTTCTGTAAAGCCATGACTTATCCAGTGACCAACTTCGGTTCGAGTACCGCGTCCATTGTCCACATGCCATCTATTTTCCGTTGATGTACCATCCCGTATTCATCGACGCCGTCAGGTATTTCAAGACCCTTCTGGCGGAGGAGCCGCTGGCGAAAGCCCGAATAATCGACCTGATGATGCCAGCGTCCATATCGTCGTATCAGTTTGGATACGTCAGGATGCAATGCTACTTGCATTCGGCTTTTTGGCATTGTTCCTTCATGCTCATAAAATTCATTCGTATTCCCACCCGCCATCTTTTGAGTCGTTTGCTTATCTTGTAAGAAAGCGTTAAATAAAACTGTACACCAGCCATCTTTCAGCATTCTCAAGGATAGATCAGTGTCCTCGTTGTAACGACCCCTCCACCGTAAGGGCATATCGTTACGAATTAAATTACAAGAATAGATGCGGGTATTCATAGAAAACGGGCGATGCTTTTGTCTCCTGGGTACAAAACATTCGTACTGAGGGCCAGCCATCGAGACATTGATATACCGCTCTACGAAATCCTCCATACACCGGAATATAGTCCCATCAGCTGCCCAGTGTTTAATATTCCGATTAAGCCTATAAAAACGATTAATATTGTCATCCATCACCCAATGCCACCGGACACCGCTCGCATTAGCATGGTCCCAGGCGAAATTGCGAGCTGGCCCCGGCCCCTTGCTCTTGGAATCTCCCAAGTCATCACAGGTGTCGTAATCAGACTGGAAGGTAGAGTTTAGAATTAAAAGAGTCGCAGACCCGTCTATAACGGCTCGATACTGTGGCTCCTCTTGCTCCTCAATGACAATAAAATGAGGCACTCCCATCTTATGGAGGGCTTTACTTGTCAAACGGGACTCCCATCGGCCCTTAGACACGATGTAAATGGGGTATTTATTCCGTAACATAACGATTGACTGCTGGCATATAAGGCTGGGCGGGATACCAAATACTGACTCGTTTATTTGATATATTTTGTTGTACTAATTGGGCGAATGCCGCCATATCTTCCTCATTGGCAAAATGAACGATTATATGGTTCCAAGAAGTCGCGTCTTCCTCGGTAAATTCCGGCATCCCTTCCCATTCATCGGTCAAGTCCGGCATCGGGAGCCGTTCCCCGTTGGCGACGGCCTCCAGCATATCGTTGACCGCTTGGGACTCGAACTGGGTGTCGCGTAGGAGGTGGAGGAGTTGGTCCTGGTCGGCGTGGGCCATCATCGCCAGCGGGTCGTAGGTGAGGAGCATCTTGTCCGCTTCTTCCTCGGTCACGTCCACGATCAACACCGGGATGGATTGGTCACCCATCACCTCTTGCCGGAGGTGGCCGTCTATCAACTCCAGGCCGTCGTCGGTCTCCCTGGCTATCAGGGCGTCGGCGAATCCGATGTCCTCCAGGACTCCTCGCAGGGCGGCTTCCTGGGACGGTGGATGTCGGCGCCAGTTCTTAGGGTTGGCGCGGAGCTCGGACGCCGGGACTCGGCGGAGTTCTTGTACCCTGTCTCGCATCATCATTCGGCAATTCTATCACGCGAGAATCAAGTCTGCTGTGATGCGTTTCACATCATCCACTTCAAGGTCGAGAGCCTTGGCCACCGCCTCTTGCATCTTCAGCAAGAAAGCCCGGTTCACTGGTACGTCGAGGCGCTCGGACCCGAGAAGCTCCACTAAGTGAGCATTCCACCGACGACCAAAGGGAGCCCCATGGACTCGCCATCGGTACCCGCTCACTTCAATAGTGATTCGGGTTATGTTGGCCGCCTGACCTGCGTCCCACTTATTGTTCAAACTGAATCCTCAATACCAGGTATTCCAACAAAGCACCGGTCGTTCAATCGGAAACCTCAATACTGGGTATTCCAACAAAGCACCGGTCGTTCAATCGGAAACCTCAATACCAGGTATTCCAACAAAGCACCGGTCGTTCAATCGGCAACCTCAATACCAGGTATTCCAACAAAGCACCGGTCGTTCAATCGGAAACCTCAATACAGGGTATTCCAACAAAGCACCGGTCGTTCAATCGGAAACCTCAATACCAGGTATTCCAACAAAGCACCGGTCGTTCAATCGGAAACCTCAATACTGGGTATTGCGAGCAAGTAACTCGACCGCCTCCTCGATGCTCTCGACCCGACCCGCCACGGACCCGGAGGCTTGAATCTGCTCGATGGTCTTGGCCTGGGCCGGCGATAGGATTCCTCCGGGTCGTTTGACTTCCATCGCATAGAACCGGCCCTGGTACCCGACCAGCAAGTCGGGCACGCCGACTTGCTGGAACGGAGAGCCATGGACATTGAAGACCCACGCGCCCATGCCCCGGAGGTGCTTGATTATCTGCCGTTGGATTACGGCTTCTTTTGGCATATTTCCTCACTCGGAAACTTCTCCAAGATAGTCAATCTTCCGTCCGCGTTACGCCCGCAGGTTTTCCAACCGGCCATCTTGAAGCAATAGCCCGGATTGACGCTCTCGACTTTAGAATCCCAAACATACGTAAAGAGGCGGATTCCTGGCCACCGTTGCCACGCCAATACTTCGGCTTCAAGTATCAACTCGCTGGACATGACTGGGCCTTCATTTCGGAATATGGTGCAGTTCAAGCCGACCTGTCCGTCATACCGCTCGACCTGATTATTGAGCCAAATATACAAGGCATCACAACGGACAGTCAGCAGGGTCATCGTTTGACCTGGGCCGCTCATCCCGTATCGAATCCTATCCCCCCCCCGTCGTGCGGAATAGTGACGATTGAATAGGGCAACAGCTCTCGGGTCACCGTCCTTGATGCCGACCCAATTCCCATCTATGCCAAGTCCGGTAATCATTCCCCGTCCCCCCGGTTAGCCCGGCCGGCCGCGATCTTGGACCAGTCCGAGCCGTTGTTTGATATATTGAAGACCCACGCGCCCATCATGGTCCAAGCCTCCATTCCCGCAGGTGCTTGATTATCTGCCGTTGGATTATGGCCTCTTTGGGCATTGGTCTCGTCTCACTGCCATTAATAACAATGGCATTCTGAAAGGATTTAGTCGCTCCGCATTTCAAACAGATGCCCTTGCTTATCGGGCCTTGGGCTGTTTCGATTTTCCAGTGATGGACACACATCTTCTTTTTTCTGATTTAATATCTCCTCCAACCACCGGGCCATCTCATCAGGGTCGGCCAGTCGGTCGATAAGCTGCCGTAGTTCCGCCTCGGTTTGTGGTGGTGTCATCATCCTCCTCTCAAAAACACCGCTAGACTCGCCGGCACGATCCCGTTCCCCAAGCACTTCAGGCGGTTGACCCTGTCCGGGATACCGGAGGTGACCCTTGGGAGTCCTTGCTCCTCTTGCCACCATGTCCCGTTCATCTGGGACTGGAACCATTGGTCGTATTCTTCTTGAGGTACCGGCTCCAGCGATGTCCATCCCACCGGAAGACCCATCAGCCATGAGACCCAGTCGGGCGAGAGGGAACCGTCCACTTCTCGACTCAGAGACTGGAAAGCGCCGCTTGTCCTCGTTACGTTGTTCGCATCGTCACCCGTGGGCGTGGGGAGCATCTGCTTGACCTGGGACGGCCTCATCTTATTCCTAACCAAAGAATCCGCAGCACAGGGAGTCGGGAACCGTCCAACGAAGTCCGGCAGACTCACCGAGTGCATAGAATCATCCGATTGCTGACTCGATTCCATGTTCCCGGTGTAAACGTCCGCCGAGGTCGGCGTTGGGATATGCCAGGAGCCACCAGCGCCGTCGAAGATGCGGGGCTCCCGCATCGGCAGCGGATACAACTCGCCACTCCGCGTCATACCCTGCTTCGGCCAACTCTCCGACCACTGTGCCCCCATATGGTGGCCGTCCATCACCTCCCACAAGGATGCCTGGGACGTTCTCCAGGATGACGAGTCTGGGTGCCACCTCCCTAATGATTCGGAGTGTATCGGGCCAGAGGTTTCGTTCATCGGAAAGTCCGTTGGCAATCTTTCGTAGCCCCGCAATTGAGTGAGGTTGGCAGGGGAAGCCCGCAGTCGCAATATCCACTGTTCCACGCCAGGGCTTGCCGTCAAAGGACTTGATGTCATCCCAGATGGGAGCGTCATCGAGGTGGCCGTCTTCGATCCGGGCCTGGATGACCCGTTGACAAAATTTATCCCATTCAATATAGGCGACCGTGCGGAAGTCTGCATCAGGGTAAGCGAGACGGAGGCCGAGGCCGAATCCACCGTATCCGCTGAAGCAGTCGAGGACGGTATATGCACCCATGTCATAGCACCACCGACCGGGACCCGACTGGTTGGCACAGTATCAGGGACTCTTTGGCCCGGGTCATTCCGACGTAGAACAACCTCCGGACCGCCGCCGAGCCGCCGCCTATCCACTCGTTCATGCCGGCATAACTGAGGTCAGGAAAGAGGTAGACCACATCGGCCTCGCCGCCTTTGACACTATGGATCGTCCCGGTGATCACCTGCGGGGTCTTGGCCAGGGTCTCGGCGCCGTGGGTCTCGGCCACGCGGATGGCAAACTCCGCGCCTTTCTGCCGCGCCGCCAGGAGGTTCTCCCGCAGCCATTCCAGATCGCCCAACAGCCCCGCGCCGATGGCCTCGTCGGTCAATAGATTGTGAAGTTTATCCCAATCCACCCCGGTTGACCCCTCATCTACCAGACCATCGAGGGTTGCCCGGTTGCCCCGCAGGACTCCGCTCGTCTTGGTCGCTGCCAGCCACCGGCCCATGTCCTCGGCGGTCCAGATGCCCTCCTCGGACATTCTAAGAAAAGCAAGAACTAGGTCTTTCGGTGTTATGCGGCGCCGGCTTGATTGGAGAGGGTTCCACGCTCCTTTGGTCCGGCGATATGGGTTGTGGTACGGGATCCCTTCTCGCCTCAGTCGGGCCAGCATGGGCCTGAGCATATAGGCGCAAGAGGCGAGGACCATCACAGTCTTCCCATCATCGAGATAGTTTTGCATATCCCGTAGAATCTGTTCGGCATGAGGCCAGGGTGACGCTATGTGCCGAACCTCTCCTTCAACGTCGCGCGGATAATATTCGACCGGAGTCCGGCCCGGAGTGCGTTCAATCCACCTCACCGCCGCAGAATGAACAGCTTGTGGGATTCGATAACTTTGGCTCAAGACCCGCATCTGTTCTTCAGGGATTGCCGGCTCAACAAAGACCTCCGGGTCCGACCCTCTCCACTGGTATAGGTTCTGATCCGGGTCGCCGACCACGATGAGATACCCTGCCGCCTCGCCCCACTTTCGGGCGAGGCTCATTTCCAGCAAGTCCATATCTTGAGCCTCGTCTAAAAACAAGACCGAGGGATTGCCCGGAGCGGTCGGGACCGTCTCAAGGCTCCGCTCTATGAGGTCGGTGAAATCCATCAGACCGGCCTCGTCTTTCCACGTAGTCCAGGCCGATGCCATCCGGTCCACATCTATCGGGTAGACGGTCGCCATCCTAGCGCGTAACACCTGGTAAGTCGCCATCAGCTTATCACCGGGTGATTTACCAGATTCCTCTAGGTTATCCCCATCGATGCGGTCGTCGGAAGCTGACAAAGCCCACTCAGGGTATCTTGTGTTCCAGTCCTCAACATTCTTCTTGTCGACCGTAAGAGAGGGCCGACCGAGCGATTGATAACAGTGGGAGTGCAATGTCCCCACATTCCGGGCTGGTATCGGAAGGTCTCGCCCTGCCGCTTCTGCCGCCGCCGCCCTGGTTAAAGAGGCGACTAGAACCTCTTGACCATCATCGACCGCTCGCTTGACTTGCCGGGAGAGCCACGTGGTCTTCCCACAACCCGGTGGCCCGATAACTCGCTGCTCCATTTAATGACTCCTCGTACCATTTAATGAGAATTTAATGACTGTGGGCCGCTTCCCTAGGCACGGCCCACGACTGGCCATTTAATCGTTTAACGCATTTAACGGTTAGTTTTTTTATGAAGTTATGTTTTTAGTCGCCTTTATAGGTCCAATAGTTACGGGAGGTCTCGGTGCCCTTGACGACCGCCCTCACCACGGTCGGCTCGATGCCGCACAACCGGAGCCTTTGCCCCAATCTGTGAGAGGACAACTGTTCGCCCAAGCTGAACCGGAGATACTGCCTGAACCCGCTTAGCGAGAACATGACTGCCCCATCCTTCCGGAACGGCAGACCTTGCTCGGCGGCGATGCCCTGGTCTTCCAAGACGGTCTGGCTGTCCAGATAGGTCTCGACCCAGTGGGCCATCTCACTCCCCGGATGGGAAGCCTCTCCCAACTCGACCTCCCGACAGCAGGACAAGATTGACTCGGCGCGCCTTGCCCACGCGGCCTCTTTGCACCGGACCAAGACCCGCCCAGTGGTCGCCGCAACCGCATTCCGGAACCGGCCCTGGTCCACGATATTATTTATGGTGCCGAGGGTGATGCTACCATCGGTGGTCTCCATCCAGTATTCCGGAGGGTCGCCGAGGTGCTTCACCAGGTCGATTATCTCCACGCCGAGTAGAATCGACAGGTCGGCCAGCGACCCGCCTTCTTCAAGGCGCTCCTGAGCCTCGGCCTGTTCCACCGGCCCTCGCGCCTTCGATATGGTCCGAGTGTAATAGTCTTCTCGTAGTTTGAGGTCCTCGCCGTTACTGCGCCGGCTGAAGATGAGAAGGTTCGCGATCTCCTGGTCAGACCAGCCGGCCACGACCGCAATCGAAGCCAACGACATGTCGTAGGATGAGGCCGATTGGTCTGTGAGGTCTGACCGCTTCCGTTCTAACGACCGCTTGAACTTCGGGTCGTTATCTCGGAGAGCGCGAAACTGCTCCCACGGAGGCTCGGCACTGGTGCCGAGGGTTAATCCCTCGACGGCAACCTTCTTGAATATCTGAACGTCCTCGACTCCGACCCCGATATAGTCCCATACCGTGTTCCGGTCGAGCCTCGGCCCATTCGAGGATAGGACTTTGACCGGCACCGGCGCCGATTTATTGTTGAACGTCCCAGGCAATCGCATCAGCCTAGCGAGGTCGTGGGTTGAATCAACGACCCATCCTCCTCGGTCTTTTGCTATCTGGGCCATGTGGCCCTGCCACCCTCGAATCATCGCCTGGGCTTCTTCACGCTCGCCATCCAAGAATATCCAGGGTTCTTTGAATAACCACCAGGCTTGCAGACCGTGACCGGAGTGGACAACGATAGTCGGCTCGACCGGCATCGCGTAAACCAACTCAAAGGCTTCTGCCTCGGTCGTCGGTAGTCCTATCTTGGCATGGTCCTCGCCGGCATAGTCCACATCGGCCCACAGTCCCGCAATCCCGCCAATCATATCGGCTGTCGCTCGTTGGCCGGTCTTTAACCGAGCATCCGAGGGAGCCAGACCGACTCCGGTATAAACGTCGGAGTGGGAGAAATCTCCCACTCTGACGTTATCCAGCCGGTTATACCAGATTGACCGTTTTTGCGGGAGAGTCCAGACCAGGACGTGCCCCGGTGGTGGATTTCCCCACAATTCGGTGAGGAACTCTCCCGCCTGCACTTAGACCTCGTCGCGGGCGATATCCGTGTTGACCATGTACCCGATGATAGGCTTGATGGCGTTCACGTACTCGGCAAGTTTAGCCCTCTGTTCTTCCGGCACTGGTCCTCCGGACTTGGGTGATATGCGGCTGAAAGCGATGCCGGTCGCGCTGTTCGCTTTCTCCAAGGACAGCTGGGTCATCACCGACCAGTACGGCAGACCTTGGGAAGCCAGTCGCAGGAGATATTTTTTCACAGGTTGGATGGAGGTCGATGGTGCTTGAATGACTACGGGTAACAGGTCGTTGGCCCGGAGAAGGAATAGCATCCGCTTCTCTTTGCATGCTTTACCGGTCCCACCTTCAGCACTTCCCCACTGGTTCAAAGGGCATGTGAAACATTCCCCACCTGGTTCACCGTAACCGGTCTCTCCATCTTGGCTTGCGCAATCGGGAGGAGCATTGCCGCCAGCCTCCAAGCCGGTCTTCCAGTATGCCCTCGGTGGAGTCCAATGCACTATGATACCGTCGAGGCTCTTGGCCGAGTCCTCGCCTTCCAGGGTCGGGACCGTCCAGTTCAAACCGCCGCCCAAGGGCACCGTTATACGGTCGAGGTCGCGGTCGGTAATAC